GCTGATGCGTTTGGTACGTATGCCAACACTAACTTAGATACTAAAGCTAATGTCAGCGCTACTTACTTTTTAGCGTTATCTAACGATTTTGTAACTTACACACGTTTAAACGCTAATATTGACGTTGTACAAGACAATGTAGCCGCTTTACCTGATAGCGCTGCTAACGATTTTGTAACGTATACTAGACTCAATGCTAATATTAACGTTGTTCAAGACAATGTTGCGGGAATTCTAGATGGAACTACTTTTACTGGTGATGTTATTTTAAATGCTCAAAGTGATTTACGTTTTGCAGATGCAGACAGTAGTAACTATGTTGCTTTTCAAGCTCCTGCAACAGTTTCATCAAATATTACTTGGACACTTCCTGATGCTGATGGGTCTGCGGGACAACTTATTAAAACTGATGGTTCAGGAACTCTAAGTTTTGTTACAGTAGTTTCAGACCCTGACCCTTCAGTTAGTTTAGGTTCGGATACAGATTGTGGAACAGCTGTTAATGAAGTGGATACACAAGATGCTTTTGGTGTAGCAATTGATAGTGCTTTTGTTGCATTTGACTTACGAACACAACCCTCAAACTCTTTAGGTATTACGGACTTAGGAGCACTTACTTAGAATTATGTATTTTTAATTGACATTCTAATTTTATATGACTATACTTAATAAAACAGTTGTTAAGGAGTACTAAATGGTAACCCGTGTTGATAAATTTTTAGGCGGACTTGGTGCAGATGTTACTAATGTAGCAAATGTTCACGCTACTGAAAATAGAATTGCGTTTGGTGCATCAATAAACCCAACTGCCAACCTTCATGTTGTAGGTAATGCTCATGTTTCCACTAGTATTTCAGCATCGTCTGCTGATTTTGATGGTGGTGTTACAATTGATAACATCACTATTGATGGTACGGAAATTGATTTATCCGCTGGTGATCTTACTATTGATGCGGCTGGAAAAATAGTATTAGATGCTGCTAATACAGGAGGATTTACCGAATTTCATGATGATGGTACTGCATATGGTAGTATAAGTCAAGATAGTAACAATATGCGGATACGAAGCTTGATCAACAATGGCGATGTGATCATACAAGGGTTGGATGGTGTTGGTAGCGTCGTTAACATGGCTCAGTTTTATGGAGATCAAGCAGGGGCAGTCAAACTATTTAATAATCTTATGTTACAGTCAGACAGTGCTGTTGTTAAGATGGGCCTGAATGATGACATTGATCTAACCCATGTTCATGACTCCGGACTAACACTCACCAACAGAACTACTGGTGACGATAGCCCAGTTGTTTTTCAACTTAAATCATCTGAAAGCATAATTTCTACTGGTGAAGTTATCGCATCTATCGAAATGGCGGCTGGGGATGTTAGTGGTGGAGATGCCTCTGAGGTTGCTGCTGGTATCCATGCGATTGCTGAAGGAAGTTTTGCTTCTAGTTCTAACCCAACAAAATTAGTATTTACAACTGGTGTTTCTGAAGCTGCTGATGCCTCTGCAACTGCTAAGATGACACTAAGTTCAGCAGGTAAGTTAACAATTGCTGATGATCTTGTAATCAAAAATGGTGGAACGATTGGAACCACCACCTACCCGACAGCAATTACTATAGGCTCTGATAGTGTTGTAACATTTGTAGACGACATCAAGATTAAAAATAACGGAACGATAGGTACTGTATTTACACCTGGTGCAATGACGATAGACACTGTTGGTAAGGTTACTTTAGCTGATGATTTAGCTGTAACTGGAAACGCTATTGTAACTTTAGGTCTTGGCGTTGCAGGTAATACTTCCCCTGTTGGTGGTAGTTTTGGTGGTATTAGTCTTGGAACACCTGCTAATGTAGTAATAAGAACAGGTGGAACAAGCGGTGGAGGTAACGTTATCATTGGAGATGCTACTGCTACTTCTGGATTTAATTTAGATGTTAGAGGCACAGCTAACACAGGGGCCTTAACAGCATCCAACCTTACAGTAAACGGAACTTTAGACTGTGGTACATTATAATAATTAAGGAGATAAATAGATGCCTACTCAATTACAATTACGTCGCGGCACGACGTCTCAAAATAATAGTTTTACTGGTGCTGCTGGTGAGCTATCTGTTGATACCGATACAGAGGATCTCCGCTTACACGACGGGTCGTTAGCTGGAGGTAGAGTTATTTCTGTTCCTATTGGTTCAGTACTACCTTATGGTGGTGCTTCAGCTCCTGCAGGATATTTATTATGTGATGGTTCTGCAGTTAGTAGAACTACTTATGCAGCTCTTTTTGCTATTGTTGGAACCGCTTTTGGTGTAGGAGACGGCTCTACTACTTTTAATTTACCAGATTCACAAGATAGAGTGATTTTAGGAAAAGGCACTAATAACGCTACTCTCGGAGCACAAACTAGTTCTTTTGCTGCGTCTTCTGCCCTAACTACAGCATCAGGTACTGCAGCAATTTCTGCTCCTACAGGTACTTTTGCTACCTCTGCAAAAGATTCTTCTCAAGCATCGGCTGTTACTTCTGTTACTGCATCAGGCCACACACACGGTTTAACGGTTCCTTCTTCTGTAATGAACTTTATAATTAAAATATAAAGGAGCTATCTGGTGGAGAATCGAGAATTAGATCAGATTCAAAAAGAGTTAGATACTTTACATGAACGGTCTCAAGATAACAAAACAAAAATCGCAACACACGAAGCTTCGTGTGAGCAACGCTATGCACATATTGTTAGTGTTCTAGAACATTTAGATGAAGAAATAAATCATATCCATAAAAAAATAAATAGTCTCAATACTATGGCTACACAAGGTAGCACGGCTTTTAGAACTACTCTTTGGCTAGGGGGTGTTGTTGCAGGTATTACTGCGTTTATTTACTCTGTTATCCAGATGCTACCCAAATAATGTCTGAAAAATTTTTTAAAATAAAAATCCAAAAATTATTAGAGCGTCTTCCTAAACCAATTCAGTTTAATGAGGCTCAGTGGGCAATGGTTCAAGGATTAGATGAAAATCGTTTTTTTGTAGAAATAGCTGCTCGACGCACCGGCAAATCTTATGCCGCCGCTATTTTAGCATTTGCTAAACTACTTGAACCAGGTCAGCAGGTAATGGTAGTTGCTCCTAACTTTTCTCTTTCTTCTATTATTTGGGACTATGTTACAGATTTAATTAAACAACTTGAACTTGAAGTAGAAAAGTTCAATCAGAAGGATAAAGTTGTTCGTTTAATTAATGGTTCTGTTTTTAGACTACTAAGCGCTAATAATCGTGATTCTCTTATTGGGCGTGCCGCTAATCTACTAATCGTAGATGAAGCAGCCGTTATTCCTAATGATGAGTATTTTATTCGTGATTTACGCCCTGCCCTTTCTACTTTCCAAGATTCTCGTTGTTTATGGATTTCTACACCGCGTGGTAAAAGTAACTATTTGTATACGTATTTTTTACGCGGAGAAGACCCTGAATTTCCTGAATGGGGAGCAGGTCATTTTACTTGGAAAGCTAACCCGTTGCTATCAGAACATGATGTTAATGAAGCCCGGAAAGCTATGTCTCGTGCAATGTTTGCTCAAGAATACGAATGTGAGTGGACAACTACAGAAGACCAAGTTTACGAAGGACTTGACGAAGCTAGACACATCGGTGAATTTATAGGAGAACGATTTGTTGAAGTTATTGGAGGTCTTGACGTAGGATACAGAGATGAGAATGTATTTGTAGTTATTGGCACTGATGGAGATAAGTACTATGTTTTGGATGAGTTTATTTCTAAAGAAACAACAACTTCTGACTTAGCAGAAGCAATTAGAGAAAAAATAGATGATTGGGGAATTGATAATATTTATATTGATTCTGCTGCACAACAAGTAAAAGCAGACTTTGCTTATGATTATGATATTTATTGCGAAAACGCAATTAAATCTGTAAATGATGGTATAAACTCTATTCAAGTACTAGTAGAACAAGATCGTTTATTATTTGATCAAGGCGGTGCCATGCATACTTTTGCTGCTATGAGTGCTTATAAATGGAATCCAAACACAGAAAAACCAAAACCTGTTCATGATTGGGCATCTCATCCGTGTGATGCTGTTCGGTATGCTATTTATACTCACCAAAAAATGAGTAATATTTCAATTTATGCTTAGACTTGTAGTTTTAAACCACTCTAGACCTGAAAATGTATCTAAAATAATAGGTAGTTTTAAACAATATTTTCCTATAACGGTAATTAATAATAACTATAACCACCCGTTTCCATATATTGGAAAAGGTGTTGATGTTATTAATAATGATCGTAATTATTATTGCATGGAGCGCTGGGTTCGTTGTTTTGAATATAAAGAAGAATATAAGTTAATTATTGATGATGATATTTTACCTTCTTTTGATTTAATTAAACGATTACTTACGTCTAAAGAAGAAATTACCGGTATCTATGGTAAAACTGGTGTACAAAAAGCCAATAATTATTTACAATTAGAAGATATTTGGAAAGAGCAAGAGGTTGACTTTTTAGTAGGATCGTGTATTTTAATTAAACAAACACTTTTAAATTCTCTATCTAAACAAATTGAGAAAATAGGTTATCCAGAAAGAGGAGATGATATCATTATTTCGTATTTAGCTAAAAAGCAACTAAAAAAACCATTACGAGTTACTACTGAAAAATTTTTGTTTTTACCAGAAGGTGATGTAGGATTAAATAAGCATCCAGAGCATTTTTCTATGCGATGGGATGTAGTGCAAAAGTTTAGAAATATTGGTTGGACAGAATAATTGAAAGTAGATATTATGAATACATTAAAAAGATTTCCGGTAAAATATATTCGGGATTACATAAAAAAAGACTATAAATTACGAGATCAGTGTTATATTTGTGGTGTAGATAAGAATCTAGAATTACATCATTTATATAGTTTGTCACAGCTATGGAACAGCTGGTTGGCAAAACACAAGATAAAACATATTGAGGGTGTTGAACAAATTAAAAATCTTAGAGAAACTTTTGCAAAAGATTGCGCAGATTCTTTAAGTAATGAGCACTTAATAACTCTTTGTTCTTCACACCACAAGCAATTACATACTGTTTATGGGCAAAATTATTTGAATCATCTAGTTCCTAAAATTAGAAACTGGTTAGAGATACAAAAGGAAAAAATAAGTGGCTGAAACAAAGCAAGTTCCTAGATGGCGTGAGTGGGTCAGTGAAAAGTTAAACCCTGCACAACCATCTATCGCATCTTTGGAACCTTATGCATCTCCTGAAACTATCGTTGATTTTGAACAGGCATACAGAGAGATTGAGATTATTCATCGTTCTGTTGAAATGATTATTAATGCTTGTGTAGACATTCCTTTAAATATTACAGGACAAACTCCCGCAAAAAAAGTAAATAAAATTTTAAACGTAAAACCAAATCCTTTTGAGGATCGTTTTCGTTTTTTTCGTCGAGCTATTTTAGATTTTATTCTTGATGGTAATACTTTTTTCTATTATGATGGTGCAGATTTATATTTACTGCCTGCCAATGACGTTGAAGTTATTCCTGATGAGCGTACTTTTGTATCTCACTATAATTATTTAGTATCTAATCAACAATCTTCTGATTTTTATGGTTTTGCAAAGCAAACTCGTAAATCAGAAGCTATTCAATTTGCTCCTCAAGAGATAATTCATGTTATGAATGAGAACGAAAGCTCAATTTTCAGAGGTACTTCTAGACTTAAACCTTTGCTTAGGCTAATTGAGCTTTACTATTATATGATTAACTTCCAACGTCAGTTCTTTAAGAATAACGCTATTCCTGGTTTTGTTCTTACTACTGATGCGATTCTAAGTAAACGAGTTAAAGAACGTTTGTTAGAAGGTTGGAGAAATTCCTATACAACTATTTTTGATAACGCTAGACATCCTGCTATTCTGGATGGTGGGTTAAAAATTGATCAATTCTCAACAATTAAGTTTCAAGAACTTGATTTTGAGAATTCAATTGAACGTATTCAACAAGATATGTCTAAGGCTTTAGGCGTTCCATATGTGCTTTTAAAAAGTGGTAATAACGCAAATATTGACGCCAATCAAAAATTATTTTATTCTCATACTGTTATTCCAATTTTAAATCAATTTTGTAGTGCTTTTATGCACTATTTTAATAACGGTATTGAAATTAAACCAGATAAGATTTCCGTTCCTGCTCTACGACCAGATGAGAGAACACAAAGTATTTACTACTCTACTTTGGTTAATACAGGAATTATCACTCCGAATGAGGCACGAGTGGGATTAGGATTTTCATCTATTGATGGAGAAGATAGCATTAGAGTACCTCGTAATATTACGGGTAGTGCCGTAGATGCTACACAGGGAGGCAGACCTCCTACTGAAGAGTCTGTAAATCCAAATAACGAAGGAACTAGTGATGAGCGATAAGATGTTTTTCTTACACAGTGCGATTGAGAAAACTGCTCGGTCTAAAAAGAGCAAAAATCTCAAAATCGCTGGGTACGCTAACACAACAGCTAAAGATCGTGCAGGAGATATTATCACTGCTGCGGCTTGGGCAAAAGGTGTAGAAAACTTCCGCCGCAATCCTGTTCTTCTTTACCAACATAAACACGAAAACCCAATTGGTAAAGTGAGTAAGATTACTGTAGATAAAAAAGGTATTTTTGTTGAAGCTGACGTTAGCGAAGCTGCTGAAACACAGCACGGTATTCATACTCTTATTAAGGACGGGGCTCTTAAAAGTTTTAGTGTCGGTTTTAAAGTTAAGGATGGTAAGTACAATCGTGATGATGACTCCATGCTAATTACTGATGTTGAACTTTTAGAGATTTCTGTTGTTAGTGTTCCTTGTAACCAGGATTCACTCTTTAGTGTTCGTAAGAGTTTTGAATCTACGGATGACTATGCTCAATTTGTTGAGAATTTTAAGTCAGAAGACAAGGAGACTAAGGAAGAAAAAGCGGCGAAGCTAAAAGCTGGTATTACTGATCTTCAAGCAGGCCATTATCATACTGTCGAAATG